TGCCCGTGACCGTCACCCGCCCCGTAGCGCTTGCGTTCGCCCCTGAAGACGACGCCCGCGTCTACATCGCCGAGGCAAGCGGCGTGGTTCGCGTTGCCGTGAATGGCGTACTTCGCGATAAGCCGTTCTTGGACATATCCGCGAAGGTGCAGCAGCCGACATCAGGCAACGGCGAAACTGGTTTTCTGAACCTCGCGTTTAGCCCGAACCACGACAAGCGCGGGAATCTCACCGTCTACGTGCACTATGTCAATCTGAGCAACCAGAACGTGGTAGAGATGCACAAGGTGAAGAGTAAAAACAAAGCCAAACCCAAGCCGAAGGGCGCGCCGTTGCTCGTGTCGCAGGCTGCTGGCATCGGGCACTACGGCGGAAAACTGAATTGGGGGCCGGACGGGTATCTATACACGAGCTTGGGCGACGGGGGCGACAAACCGGCCGCGCAATCGCTTGAGTCCTGGCGCGGCAAGGTTATCCGGTTCGGCGATGATGGCCCTGATATTATCGCTTACGGACTGCGCAACCCGTGGCAGTGGTCTTTTGACCGCGAGACTGGCGACCGCTGGATCGGGAATGTCGGTAATTCGGTTTACGAATCGGTCTACTTTCAGGAATTCAATGACACGACCATCCCTAATCATGGCTGGCCCGCGCGCGAAGGAACGTGGTGTAACGCCCCGTGCGCGCCTGAACCGGATGGCTTTGTGCCGCCTCTGTTTTCCTACTACCACTACGCGCAGCCCCCGACTATGCAAGGCGTCTGCGTCATCGGCGGATACGTGTACCGCGGCGCGGCAATCCCGTGGCTGCAAGGTTCCTACGTGTTTGCCGACTTCGGCGGGCAGGGTAAGTTGTGGGCGTATAAAGACGGTGTTGTGACGGACCTGAAACCGTTACTGACGACCGATGCGCCGTTCGTGGCCCCGTGTGCGTTTGCCGAGGACAATGACGGCGAGTTATGGGCGATCGACTTCAACGGCGCGGATGTGTTTAAGATGGTGGCGGGGTAATGAACTACCTGCTCGCATGCGCCGCGTGTTTGATTGGCGGGTGGTGTATACTATGGGGCGTTGGTAGGATATTTAGATGAACCGTCGCGACTTCATAAAGACCGCCGCCGTTGCGGCAGGATGCGCTGCGGGATTGCCGATCGCTGCGCAGGCGGCCATGCCTGTTGTTTTCGACCCACCGGAAGATTTGGCGAGCCAACTTCGCGCGGATATTTACCAGCATCAATACGCCATAGAAGATCATGTCCACAAGGTAAAAATAGTTCATGCCTATGATTTTGCACCGGGCATGCTTGTCACTATTGCTGGTGCTAATTTTATGCAGAACGGCACATACAGGGTTTGCAGCGTCGAGACTGATGGCGCGACCTGCGAAATAGTTTAGCGCTGGCACTGGAGGATTCTATGCATACCAAGATCGTAAACCACGGGCTATCGACAGGCGAGCTTATGGAATTCCCCGGCGCAACCCTGTTGAACCTCGGCGCAGAAAGAATCACCATTGGCGAAAAGGCCGAAGGAACATTTCAAATCGCGCGTGCCGACGGCAATTCATTCACTATCAACATAGAGCGCACCATTCCGCTTCACGACAAATAGCCGGAGCCGCCCGGAGGGCAACCGGACGGCCCCGTAGATAGCGCCCGTGGAGGGGTGAGGCGCTAAGATGGAGAAACTTTTATGCTCGAGTCGATTAAAGAAGCCACAGTCGGGCTTTGGGAATGCTTGGTTATTTTCCTTAGCATCATTCTCTTTTTAACGCCGTTCGTTGCGGTTGCCTATTTGTTATTGTTCGGTGTCCGATACCTAATGGGCGCTTAATTCACCGAAAACATCCCCGCGCGCACGGGTTTGCCATTCGCCATAAGGCGCACCCACGCAATGCCGTTGCCGCCGAAGATGGCTTTATAGTCACACTGGAATGTGCCATCCGGCTTCATGGTTAGCGTGGCCACGTCATTCGCTTCCTTCTCGACGGTCAGCGTGCCAGCGCCCAGGTAGCGGCCTGTGACGCGGATTGAACCGTCCGCGGCTTGCGTGCTCGTCATGTCCTTACGTCCCCATATACCGCCCGTGGCCCATGCCTGCCAGCGGTGATTGAACACGGGAATCGTTATCGTGCCGAGCGCCGTCGTGAAGTTTGAATCTTTGTAGAACGTGGCGGTTAGGCCGCTCGCGGCCGGCGCGGTTGCGGTGAACGCTTTCGCGCCCTTATACATCGGTTGCGCGAGGTCTGCGGCGTCGTCGGTCAACCCCCAAATACCCCACTTGTCGCGCGTACAGATGGCGTTAAACCACATAAGCGACTCACTCCCGGCGTCCAGGTAGCAGGATTCCAGATAGCTTTTCGTCACGCCTTCCATGCGCGCGTCATACGCGAGCGCGATCCGGTTCGTGATATTCGTCGTTCCTTGCCCAACGTCAACGCCCGACTCGTACATGTAGAGTTTCATTTGGTTCTGGTCGGCCATCGCGCGCCACCACATGAGCTTGGAATCATTCGCCTGCCGGGTAGCGATGTCTGCGTTCAACGTCGATACAAGTTGATCGACCGTGCCCGTGCTGGCTCCGATGTACGGCGCGCACGCGATGCCCGTGATGTAGTAATTCGGCGGGTTCGGGTAGCTGCGCAGCGCCCAGTTCATCGGGTCTGCGGTGAATGACGGATTGGCAAATTGGCTTGAATAGATAAACTTCACATTCGTCATACCGATCGATTTCGCGATAGTCGCCGCGTCAATGGTGCGCTTCATGGCGTACCGCATGGCGTAGTAGTAATCGTTGTCTACCGGATTGGCGAGCTTAGGCAGTGTGCCCGCCGCCGCGTATGCCTTCGCCTCTTCACGGAACAGGCCGGAGTGGTAGAACCCATACGCGCCATTCCAAAGTTCGTTACCCCATTCGTGATGCGCAGTCAGCGCCGGGTCGAGATTCGCTTTCTCGTAGGCCAGCAAGCCCGAGACAAAATTGTCCGTCGCGCACCACGGGATCGGAATCCACGGGTTGCACTTCGTTTCGTTGGCAACGCGGATCGCCGCTTCGACCGACATTCCCCACGCACGGTTGTATGTGCCTGTGTCCGGCGCGCGTTCTGCCCAGTCTAATTTCTTATCCGTGCCAAGGCTTGCGAACCGTTCCGCGGCGTCGAATTCATCCGCCCAATTCGTTGCCATCGCGTCCATGAAACGAATCGTGGCGAACGGCTTGGCGTATGCCTTGAATTCATTCGTGACCGTCTGCGTGGTGCCGCGTGCGTAGCCGGGGCGCAGCATCACGATATTCGTGGCCGGCGCGCTGAATTGCAGGTCAACGTCTACCGCGTCGGAAGTGATCACAACGTCGGCTTGCCCGCCTCCGGCAACTTGTAAGTAATTCTTAATAGTTGCCCCGCTCGCCGTAACGGTAGCCGCGCCGGTCCAACTCAGCAGGTAGGTTCCTGCGATCTTCGGTTGCCGACTACCCGACGTTGACCAGTTCAATTCCTGCGCTTGATTGTTGCTCGTGGTCAACACCCGCCAGCGGTTCGTGTTAATCAACCGCGCCGTTTTCATCACGTCCACAAACAACTTGGCGCGCGCGCCCATGTTCCAATCGTCGCACCCCGGCAGGTTAATCCCGAGCGGTATCGTGGCCGCAGGCACCACTGGCGGAATGACAGGCGGCGTCACAGGCGGCGCCGTCACCGTCACGGCCTCAACGAGCACGCTATCGCCGGGATTCAACTTAATGTTGTACTGCGCGGCGGGTGCGGACAGCGCGGCGCATAGGAGTAGGATGAGTAGCTTGCGGGTCATATAACTAAATCCTCCGGCATGTCGGGCAGATCGATTGATTTACCCGCAAGTTCGTGATGGCAATCGCTGCAATAATCAATGCGCCCTTCGCGCACGAATAAATGGCAACGCGACGATGGGTTGTCTGGACTACAAACAAGCGACGGCGTGAACGTCGGCTTCTCCATATTGCCGTTCCACGTCCAGCGCGGAATCGAATACGGATGCTCTGCTTTGCAGCCCGGACACCAAAACGTGAGCGTAAACTCAGTCGAGTCTTTGCTGCTGTTGTACCGATTTAATTTCTGACTCACGGATTCGTCCCCACTTCCGGCAAGTCAACGCCGGGCGAGTCCGCGGGCGGCGCGGCGGGTGCGGACAGCGCGGCGCATAGGAGCAGGGTGAGTAGCTTGCGCATTTAATTTGTCCCCACTTCCGGCAACGTCACCGGCACATCCACCAACGGCGAGTCCGCGGGCTTGACAGGCTTTTCTAGCTTACTCAGGCGCTTGGATAATCCTTCCAAGAATTGAAGTATCTGGGCATCCCGGTTTGCCTTATTTGCATCGTCGCGCGCGGCGTCTACCGCGCCAAGGTCCATCTTCTTGCTAATCAGGGACGCCGCCTCGGGCGCTAACAGCGAAAGGAACGGCATGATACTGCCCCACGCTTGCGCCTGCTGATCGCGTTGTAGTTGCGCGTTCACCTTGGAAAATTCCAACAAGCCTTGCGCTTGCCCCTGCGACGAATAGCCCGCCGCCTGCCCAAGAGTAATGTCCCAATCGCCGCCAGCGCCGATGCCAAAATGTAGATTGTCTTGACCTTCCAAGTCGGTACCCGCGGGCAGTTCCTTTTCAATCTTCGCGTAGTACGATTCGCCGGGGATAAGCGCGCCAGTTACCGGATCAACTTCCGGCGGCATCTGTGTTTTGATTTCCGTGCTCATCTTCGCGGGCTTGCCGAATGCCAACGGCGTGCCAGTGCCCGCTGTCATGCAGCCCTGCAACGCCACGGCGCACACGAGCAACGGCAATATCAATCCCCACTTCTGTTTCAGATAATTTTTGAGCATCACCCACAGCGACGCGGCCCCCGCAGAAATTGCGGTAATCAGCAGCCCCTGCGTCTCGGGTTTCATGCTCCAGTCGCCCGTGCTCACGCCGTCAACGATCCACGTTAGCAACGCGCCCACGAGTCCGCCGCCCGCGCCCGCTACCAGACCTTTCATCAAGGTCACTACGAAACTGTATTGGACTCCGTATGCCATTCGTCTCTCCTCTGGCGCGACGGTGCAGCCGCGCTGTTTAAATTACTCGCTAAACCTATGTTTCAAATACCACAGCAAAACGCCCGCGCCGATCTGCTTCGATTCCGCCGTAGGCGAATATTGCCCGTCGCTCGTGTAGTACCCGACGCCCACGCCGTGATTGCAGCCTGCCCACAAATAAGGCGAGTTCAGTCCGCGCCTGCGATACCCGCCGCCGTTCCACCGTTCCCACTGCAACAGGCATTGTTGAACCGTCCAGTCGGATAATTCATCCAGCGGCTTCCACGTCGGATCGTCCGCGCGTTTCTTTTGCAGGGCATCCACTGCGCTGGATTCCCAATCGGGCCACGGGCCAAGCCCCTTTGGCACAAGTCGCGTCACGCGATCTATCTTTTCACCGTTGAGTATTTGCCGCTGAAAATTACAGTCGCATTCGAGCTCGTGGATGCACGCAGTGAAGGCCCACGGCACACCGGTACGCGCTTGCACTACCTCGTACTTTTTGCGGCCCAATAGAATGCGATCCGTTTCCCGCCGCACCTGGTCAAGTTTTGCCGGGATGATCTCAACGGTTTCGTATAGCCGCTTGTAGTAGTCGAGTGAACCGTCTCTCATCATTCTTAATGCCCCTTTATCAGCGACACCAGATAACTCACGATGCCGCCGCTAATCACGCCGCCAAACGTCCCGAAGATGCTCGACTTCGTTTTGAGCGCGGTCACGTCCTTGTCGGTATCGTTCGCGCGGTCATACAACTGCTCGATGTCGTTCCGCGTGGTTTCCATCATTCGCTCTTGGTGGTACGTCCGCGTTTTGATGTCCGACACATCGGCCTGCGTGCGTTCCAGTAAACGCTCAATGCGGTCAAGTTGTGTTTCTCCGGGCATCGGGTTTCCTTTCCTATCCTTATCAGCCGTAGGTTAAGTGCGTGCCGGGTACGAGCTCGCAAACAAACGACCCGACATAATCGATGTTTGGGTCTTGTTCGATGAATAGTGTTGTGTCATCGCCCGCCGAGAGAGATGGAAATGGATGCGATGACGGCTCTGGCGTCGTGTAGGTAATGGATTGCGTTGGCACGCCGAACCATGCCTCGGGCTTCGCGAGTTCGATTAAATCCTGCGTTGTGGGTAATGATGAGTCGGCGTCGATTGTGTCGGCGTCGCTGTCCGTGACGGTGAATGCGGTTTGCGCAACATCGCCCGAATGTGTTTGCCAAAAGCGCAGCACGCCATCCACAAAATCGCCGTGCATCGGCAGCATGGAATATTCAATCGTGCGCGGATCGATTAGTGTGGTTACATATGAAAAAAGCGTTCTTGCTTGAAACCTGTAGCCTATCCAGTAAAACGGCGAGTTTCCACCGGGCGGCGTTGCGGCAACCGCATCATCCCAACTGTTCTCCTGATTTGCATCTATTCCGCCTTTAACTAAAACATCGTTAATATCTATGTCTGTGTCAATGTCTTGCGCGAGCACTACCAAAAGATCGACCGCATCTTTCATCTGTAAAAGTGTATCGCTCACGGTTTCCACCGACCGTCCCATAAGCGACAGCCACGACGATCCATAACTTCCAGCGCCCAGCAAATTAGTGAGCGTGTAATTCGTTCTGTACGGCGACGCATCCTCGACAAACCGAATGTGTCCAGGACCAACGTCAGTAGTTAGCAACCCTTCAATCGCCGCCTGTATTTCGCGCAACGGTTTGCGCACGCCGATCACGCGATTCGCCCAAAATCCAACATCCGTATCACCCTGCCCGTGGCCGATGTCCGTAGTTGCTACGCCGGACGCCGTAATCTCAAAATACTCGTCCGTGCTGATAGCCGTCACTGGTCCCCAAAAGCGCCACGATGTATGCGCGCTGTCTTCATTGACGACTTCCACCCATTGCCCGACGCTAAAGCCGTGTTCCTTGCAATACATTCGCGCCGTGCTGCCCGAATATGTGCCGCGATAGATCATGTGCGCGGGCGTCTTCACTTTAATGTCGCCCGTTGCCAGCGCCGCAACGCCTGAGTCAATCGCAAACGTGAAGTGTGACTGATCCCAAATCACCGGCGATCCCGTCGCGGGCGTGGCAGGTGTTCCAGTCACCGAGTAGGTAAATGTCGTGTTACCCGTCACAGTCACGACCGCCGCCGTCACGTTGTACTCGGTCTGCGTGGCCCCAGTAATCGCTACGATGTCGTTTGTCTTGAGTCCGTGCGCGGAGTTCGTGTTGACGGTCGCCGTGCTGCTGCTGCGCGTGATGCTCGTCACCGCGTGCGACGGGACGGTTACTTGCTTTACCCCGTTGTAATCGCTGGGCGTGCACCCGCTCATTTCGACGTAGTGCCCCGTGTGCAGCCCATGCCCGATTAGCCGTACCGTAGCGGTGCCCGCTGATTGCGTCACGCGCCCGTGGTGCTTGGCAACGATAGTCCCCGTCGCGGGGCTTGCCGGACTGCCAGTGACCGTATAGGTCATCGTCGTGCCGCCCGTCACGGTCACTTGTTGCACACCGTTGTATTCGGCTTGATTCGCGCCAGATACTTCCACGTAGTCACCCGTAGAGATGCCCGCCGTGCTCGATACCGTGAGCGTCGCAACCGTCGCGAAGTTTGTCAGGCTCGTGAATGTCAGCGCGCCGTAGCCGCGGCGTTCGTGCTGCGTGATTTGGTGTAGCGGCAACCCGTCGAAGTCTGCCTCTGTAGGGAACGGCTTCGTATTGAATTCATCGTCATACGTGAAGGAAGTGACCGACGATTGTTTGACATATTTGATCGTGCCGGTCGCAGGCGATACGGGCGTGCCCGTCACCGCAAACGTAAACGTGCTCGCGCCCGTGACCGTCACTTGGAAGATGCCGTTGTACTCGGATTGCTCCGCGCCGATGATAAAAACGTAGTGGCCGGTCGTGAGCGAATGGCTCGCCGTTGTCGTCACGGTTGCCACGCAAGTGCTCGAGTGATGCTCGTAATGGCGACGCGCGCGCCGGACCGGTACAGTTCCCGCTCGTTAGTCGCATGGCACAGTTGCGCGATAATGTTGCGCAAGTCGGTATCGACCTTCGCCGCATCCCATACGCCTGCCCCGCCGCCGGGGTTGTACCATGCCATTGCGATGATTCCTAAATATGTGACAAGCGCAGCCATGTCGATCCGTCGATTCGCACGTATGCGTATTTCAAGCTGCCGGTAGTGACGCCGATAGATGCAACCGCTTCGCTCGGTAGGCTTGCAAAGTCCGACGCCGTAAAGCAGTTGCCTTTATGCACATGATCAACCGACGCAAAATCAGCCGACGATCCATCTGCGTTTGCTTGCGCGACGGTAAGTATTCCGGTACCTGCTTCCGGCACATTGATGGTCCCGGCCGCAATCGCTTGGTCTACGGTTTCACCGATTGCCTCGCGTATCGCCGCGCCCGCATCGCTCTGCACGGCCTCGGGGAATGAGCTTGTGAGCGTGTCGATAAACCCGGTGTCCGACATAACTTCATCGAGCAACAGATCAACGATGTCCGCAATCGTGTCGTCTATCGCGCGTTCTTCCGCCGGGATAATGCTAGGCTCATTTCCGCCCCATGACGTTGTTCCGGCGTCGGGATTCGTGACGGCAATTTTCACTTTGCTTGCCGTGCCCGATGCGCCGCCCAGCCCGCCGCCGGTCGATCCGGTGTCGAGCTCGCGTTCGATTGTCGCAATAGTGGTGTCGAGCGTTAGGCCGAATTCCGTATCGATGACGCGGATTTTCGATCCCACTTCCAGTTCAAAAAATTGATAGTCACCAGAAGTCAGTCGCGCGAGGTCAATCACGCCGATGCGGTAGCTTTTCTTCGGCACTTTGCGTGCCTGTAGATTCGCGTTTGCAAACGCCGTCAGATCGGTTGTGTTCCATATCGACTTATCAACAATCGTGTCCGCAACAATCCCGTAGGATGATTGTGAAGTTGTATCGTTCACCGTGACAGAAAGCGTGCTCTCGATTGTCTCGCCTTTGCCGAGCGCGGTGATGCGGTTCGCCATCGCGCTGTAGTCTTCGATCTCTTCGATGTGCTGCCCGTTTTTACCGATGCGGATGTACTGTCCGGTGTTCCGGCCTTGGCGCCGTTTCCAGTAGAATTTGCGGTTCGACGGATTAACCCAAAAGTAGCCGCCGTAGAGATCGCGCAATTCGAGCAGCGCGGCCATGATGGATTTGTTTTCGATCTTTAGCTGAACGACGTTGTCGCCGATGGCCGTATCAATCGCACCTAATAGAATCGGAAGCGTGTTGACTTGCTGGTCCAGCAGGCTGTCTACAACTTCGCGCAGCGTTTTTGTGGTGCGCGTGGTTGCAACGGTTCCCTGTACGCCGCCGGTCAGTCCGCTGCCGTCGAAGATAACTTGCGCGGCATCCTTCTCAAGATATTGCCCCGCCCATGTCAGCGTGTATGGACCGCCCGCGCTACCCGATACGGTAACGTCGCCGACTTCGATGTTGCTCAGTGCTTCCAGCGCCGTTTGCACGGTTCCCGCGCTCGCGTTGTAGGCAATGTTGCTTGTCTCGACGCCCCGAAATGTAAGCGTGAAGTTGCCCGCCGTAACGCCGCTCGGCAGTGTCACTACCTGCTGTTCGGTGCCCGCGTAGAAGTTCGCTACGTTCTCGCGCGCAAGCTGATAGAGCAACGACCGGCCCGTCACTTCGATAACCGCGCTGCCGTCCAGCCCCTTCGCGCGCGCGCGGTGCGTGATGTGGTACTTCTCTTTTATCTGCCCGCGATCATCGCGCACCCACACTTGGCGCGGATACGCAAAATAGGCCCACGCGGTGGATGTGTAGGGATATTCAAACGACAGATCGCCGTGCGCGTTGACCGTCTCTTTCGTCTTTGCATTGCTCCATTGCCACAACAGCGCAACCAATCCGCCCGATGCCGTGCGCGCTTCCAGTCGGTACGTGGTGAACGGATGTTGATCGGGCAGAACGGTAACGGCGCTGCCCTGATTGTGCTGGTGCCGGTTATGTTGCGCGCGGTTGGACATGGGTTACGATTGCGCGGCGATTCCCGCTTTAACTTGATCGAATTCCGCGCGCACCTTCGCGAGTTCGTCTTTCAGTTCCGCGAGTAGCTTCGCGTTTGCGTCGCCTTCGTCGATCGCCTTCGCCACTACCTGTGTCGCCGCCATAATCTGCGCGCGGTCGCCGCTGGTAAGCCCGCTCTCGCGCCCGCCGTCTTTGGCGACGAGCGTGATGCGGTCAATGATGTCTTTCATCGCGAGTAATGCTTGTGTTTTTTCGTTCATGTCTTTGCCCTCTTACGTGTTGTTTGGTGCCCACCAAAGGCGCATATCTGTCATTTGTACGTCGTTATCGCTTGTTCCCGCACATGTCGCCTTGAAGGTAATCGCGCCCGAAAGCGTTTCGGTCGGCGATGAAAACTGCACATCGTTCAGGAATGCGCCGCCGTTGTTTCCGATGGCCGTCACGCGCGCGATTTGCGTGGCCGCGCCCGTGCGGTATATGACGCCGTGAACGTGTAGCCGGTCATCGTTGGCCGCTACCGCAGTGGAGTCGTAGATCGTCGTCGCGCCGAATTTGATCTTTACGGTTTTATTGTTGGCGTTTGCCGCCGTTGTGAAATGCGCTTCAAAACAAAGGCATTGTGTATTTGTTTCGAGCGTAGCAGCGGATATAGATGCCGACATTAGATCGTCTTCGCCAGTGCCAACATTTCCCACGGTGGTATTTGAAACGTAAACGACGCCGCCGACTTTCGCTTGGTCAGTTGATCCACCCTGTTTCACATATATGAGGCCAGCGGAATCTGATCCAATTCTCGCAAGGCGCGAAGTGCTTCCCGCCACACAAGTCTCTACGGAAAAACCCGTACCGCGCCCTGCACCAGAGTATGTTTCTGTTGCGATCAATCGATATGCCGCGATGTTTGTGCTTGGTTCTGCATAGTTGCGTGCGCCGAGAAAAAATAGACCATCGCCGCTTTGCACTGCGCTTGGGCTAGACTTCGTGCCTCGTCCTTTAAGCCCAATAAATGCCGCGCTCGACCCATCGGTCGAATACTGCTCGATAAGCTGAAGGTTCGTGGTTTGCAGCCCCATCGTAATATCGCCGACGGTACTGCTGCGCGCGGTTATCGTGCTCGTAGAAACGAACGGGCGAGGTGTTGTAAATGCGCCGCCCGCCGCGCGCACAATTTGAATCGGATCGTCAATCCATGTGCCGCTATCATCGTAAGCGCCAAGCCGCACATCGGTACCGGCGTTCGATCCTGATTCGGCTGTATCGTTCGCGTAAAAATCCCACCGACGCCCGGTTGTCGCATTGTTGCCAGTGAACAGCCGCCCCCAATGGCGATTTGTTCCAGCTGGCCCCATGATGAACCAGCACGCGCCGGTGCCCGCAGCCGTGGTGTCGAGTACGAGTGGCGTGTCATAGAAAATAGCGCTGCCCGTCGCAAGCCCTGTGAACTTCGCAACGGTTTTTTGCGAACCGTTGTACATGACGCGCAGAAGAGCTTCGCCGTACTCTGCGCCGTTGGTGACGACAGATAAATAGCCGTGCAGTTCCATCGCGGCAGTGGCAGTGCCCGCCGCGTCTTCTGCGCCGAGGATTAATTTCGCGCCCAAACCAGCGGCAGGTGTCCCGCTGGACATGTGGTAAAGCTCAAGTAAAGAAACGACAGTGTTAGTGCCTGCATCTGTGACGGTATGCGAATTTGCCGCACTGCCAGAAGAAATCACTTTCGCGAGCGTGGTGGTACCGTTCTCAATACCGTTGATTGCGGTTTCGCAATCGGTGAAATCCTTCACGATCTGATTGTTGGTAATCGCCACGCCCGCCGCGTGCGCAGACGCCGTGCTCGAATCGTACCCGCGCCCGGAGGCGTTGACCGTAAGCGTGTCGGTAGACCGCGAATCAATCAGGATAATCTCTTCGTCAATCGAAATCGTGAACGTGGCGGAAGGAAACGACGCGCCCTGTCCGGCGTCCAGCACGATGGTTAGATCGTTATCGTCTATCGCCGTGTTGAGCGTGCCAACGCCGAGCGGATGGTTCTTTTTATTGCGGAATGTGGTTGCCACTTATAAGTACCTCGCCGTGTAATTCAGCGTCACCGTCGCCGCGGAAAAGCCTGTCAGCGTGACGGTATTCGCAACGCCGCCCTGCACGGTCGGCAGAATGAACGCGCCCGACAGCGTCATGCTGCTAGTCCAATTCGCGCCGGAGTCCGTAGACTTTTCTACGAGTCCCGTCGATGTGGTGATGCGCAGCCAATTACCATTAGCAAGCGAACCAACCCACGTCATAGATTCGCTTGTGGTTTCATTATTTAGCGTCAGGCTGGTAACGGTGCCGCCGCTCGTGTTTTTGATTACCCACACGCATTCTGCGGGTGCCGTGCCGGCTACTGCAGTCGGGCCGGATTCAACCGTCATCGAATACGGGTTGCTGTCGATCGTGAAGTCTGGACTGCTCCGCGCGGTAGTCGAGTACGCGCGCGAGTCGCCCGCGATGAATGTCAGGTCGAACCGTTTCCACGTCACGCCGACCGCACTCAGCGCGCCGGGATTAGAAAGCACTGCCAGCCAATAGCGGCCGGAAAGCCAATCAAAGCGCAGCGACTTCTCTCCGTTCTTTGGATTGAGTAGATATTTCAGCGCATCCAATTTGCTCATTAGATCGCTCGCGCTGCTGCCCGTCACCACGCAGGAAACAGGTATCACGAGCGGGCCGAAACCCGGACACCGCGACACGCCGCCGTACCATTGCGCAATCCCCTGTACATCGGTCTGCGGTTGACCCATAAGTGGAAAGGAATCTTCTAGCACGGTTAGCCCGTAGGTAGACCCGCTCAGGTCCGTGCCGTTGTAGTGCATCGATTGCGACATTAGGCGTGCTGCAATCGTAGCCCGCGCTTGGCGAGCTTGTTCTGGATCGCGCGTTCGAGCATCGTGCCGATCTGTTCAGCAACCGCGCGTGGATCGTTGACGCCCGAAACCTGAATCGAACCAACGAGCGGGCCTTGCACGTTCAATCCGCCGCCGCCCATCATCTTCTGCGATTCGCTATTGCTGTATACGCGCGCGCCCGCGGGAAGGTGTACAAGTTCCGGGCCCTGCTCGCCGACGATTGCCATGCCGCTGCGCTGCATAGTGCCGCCGCTCGCAAACTGCGGCGGGCCTCCGGCCGCATCCGCCATGCCGATGCCGACCTGTTGACCTACCCAATTGATAGCCTCGGCGATCTGCCCTACAATACCCGCGATGAATTCCCAACCGGACTGAAACCATCCGGTAATTGTCGTCCACCACGAATAGAAGTAATCTTTTGCCGCGTCCCATGCTTGCGTCACGGCGTCCCACGGGTGCATAAACGCCCACACGATGTATTCCATCGCGTCTTGAATCGCGCCGCCTAGCCGTTGCAAGGTCTGCGCAATGTATTCCTTGAAGTCCTCCCACAAGTCTTTTAGGTAGGCGACAACTTCGTCCCAATTGTTGTAGAGATACCATGCCGCCACGACGAGCGCGATGATTGCCGCGCCGATTGCAATAGCGGGTATGCTTATTCCTGCAATAGCGGCACCGACCGCCGCCGCCGCTGGACCGATCGCGGTAAAAGCCATCACAAGTGATGGCAGCGCGATCAGAAGTGGGCCGAGCACAAACATTAAACCACCGACAGCAGCCCCGATTTTGACAATCCAGCTTGTTAAGACTGGATGCGCATTAATCCATTCGCGCATCGTCGATACAACGCCGCGAATTTGTGCAATAAGCCCTTGAAACCCGCCGCCGCCTGTTAGTGCGTTTGCGATGTCTTCAAGCAAATTTCCAAAATCATTTTTTAGAATGGTTAGTTGCCCGCTTAATGTTCCCGCCGCCGCAGCCGCGCTACCCCCAAATTCTCGCGCAAGCTCAGCGAGAATTATCTTTTGCGCACCCATGACATTCCCGGACTCTTGAAGTGTTCTGATTTGTTCCTTTTGTTGATCTGTAAATGTCACACCCACACGAGTTAGCGCAGTAAGCCCATTTATCGGATCGTTGATGGCCTTGCCAATTTGAACTGCGCTACTCTTTAGGTCTTGCCCCATCGCTTGCGACATATCAAGCATGGCCGTCGTGGCAAGTGGAAATACTTCTTTCCCTATATTGGTGAATGTTAAAAGCAATGCTTCACCAGAAACGATTGCGTCATCAGAAAATGTAGTGCTTTTGGATAGGCTTTCAGCTAATGAATTCAATTCATCGACTGTCATTCCCGCAGCGCCGCCGGTCGATTCCACAACCGCTTTTAGTTGCGCTAGGGAATCTTCTGCGGCCATCGACTCGCGCACAGCAAGGCCAAGTCCGCCGACAATCGCCCCGCCCATCAACGTGAACGCAGTGCCTATCTGTTTCGATACGTCCATCAACGCGCCGAAGTCTTTTTTCATTGCGCTCGTAGCCGTCTTGATCGACTTGTTCAAGTCGGTCAAGTCCGCTCGGAATGTAACTACTGCGTCACCAAGTGAAATAGCCATCGCTACCCCTGCATCAAGTCGGGACGGCTTTTTAGTTGCCGTTCATTCAATCGCGTCACGTTGTCGGGCGTCGCGCCGCGGTTCGGTTTCCGGTGCGCCTTCTTAATCTGCGCGTCTTCGTACCTGCCCAAATCGCTCAACGTGCGCGTTGCCATCCACAACTGCGGAATCGTCCACGTATCGCGCAACACCCACGGGTCAAGTTGCAGCGCCTTCGCGACACTAAAGATCGTTACGAGTCGCGGGTGCTTCCATTCGTATTTAAGTGCTGATCGATCACTCGCTGCGGAATCTTCTCCATCATCTTCAACGGCAGACCCTTGAGCATTTGCTTTTGCACGTTCAGTTGCGCAAGTTCTGCTGATACGAAAGGGTCGTTCACCATTTGCATGATCGTGAACGCGCGTCCCATCTGCGTGGGCGTGATGCAGTCGTGAAGTTCCTGTGGTGGTTCTGGCGCAATCGGGTATGTGGACACGCACTCGTATACCGCTTCGCTGTAGGCTTTCCGCGCGGCCGCAAGCGCAGCGCGGTCCGTGCCCTTCTGCGCATCCTTGACCGCTGCTTGTAACGCTTCGACTTCGTTCGCCTTTTCCATCCACGCATCGGCTTTCGAGATCGGCAATGCGCGAATCTTGTACTTGATCGACTTGCCGCCATCCGGTAGCGAGAAGACTTCAATCGGTTCGTTGCTCGCCATCTCTGCGTCGGTTTGCGCGATGTCCATTACGCGGTTCTTTCATGGAACTGGTACAACTGTTGGCCTGCCGTGTCTGCTGTGCGAATGCGTCCCTTGAAGGAAACCGGGACAATCAGCCGCTTTTCGTCGTCGGGCTTGATCGCATCTTCGATGTTAAAAAGCACGCGCTTGATGTGGTAGACCATCAATTTGGTCTGAATTGCCAGCGCGTAGTACGTGGGCTGCGTGACGCCGCCGTCACTCACTACCGCAGAAGAAATGGAAGACGACGCAAGCGCCGCGCTGAATGCGTCGGCATCCGACTGCGACAACATGAACTTGCCCGAGATGCGCTTGACGGTCATGTTGTCGAGCATCTCGGAAATTTCGCCGGCGGGCTTGAATTCGTCGTACACGGTTTCGATGTTGATCTCGAAATCGTTTTCCGTGTAGCCGATCTTCGTAAAGTTCGTCCACGTAATCGATCCGCCGAGCGTGCCGGTAATCGTGGGCAGCGCCGTTCCTTCGGTTGCGCGGTACGGGATACCGCAACCGACGACCACTGCCGCTGTGTCTACGCCAATCGCCATTGTTCAACTCCCTATCGGTAGAAGACGCCTACCGTCACATCGGTTAGTGTTCCTGCCCATGTGATCGTTACAGTCGATCCATAGGTATCCACGTCGAGCGGCGCGATGATGATGAAATCATTCGCCGCCATTGCCGTGAGCGTGCGATCTGAAACCGCAAGTCCATCGACGGTTTTTGTCGTTGTAATCGTTACCACCACATCTGTAGCCGCGCCGTCATTGCGCACGACAATCCACATGTTTCCGTCATTGACAAATGTGTTGCCGGTGCCGTCCTCTGCAACCAAATCCGCAGCGCGGAATTGCAGGCCCGCGCGCGTGACGCGCCTCGGTGTCAGTGCTGTCGCCATCTATATGCTCCTTAGTCCGATGCTGTACGCGGTGAACACGCGCGGCCATTCGGTATCTGGTTCGGTTGCGTTTTGCGGTTCTACTTCCTGGTGCGCGTGAAGAATGCAGCCGCTTGCCGTGTTGGTCGTGGTGGTGCCGTGAAGTCGATCGAATAGAAGACGGTCAAGCGCAACGGCGTCGTCGTATGTGGGGCCGTAAGTGAAAAACTGCACGGACAGATCGGATGCCGGTACGAGCGTGTCCGCGCCAGGGCCGCCGCGAACGCTGTAGAGAATCGCGGGCGTGCAGTTAAAATCAATCGGCAACTTATCGGGCCACAGTGCGGACCCGGCGACCATGTAGAGGTTCGCAAGGCTCACGGTTGCGCCGTCGCTGTGTGTCGCCGCTGTGCTGCCAAGCGCGCCGCGACACCCAAGATCGACGGTGAATGTGTTGCCGCTGCGCGCGCCGATGACGTATTCGCTATCAATCTTCAAAACAAGTGGGGCGTCATATCCGGCGAAGGCCGCTCCGCTCGTAAGCGTGATGGAAAGCGTCGCCGCCGTGATCGCGCCGTTAAGCGTGGTTGTCGCGGGACTCGATACGCTCGTGCGCAGATATTCGCCGAGTATGCGTAGGCGGTCGATCATAAAACGTCTCGCAATCGCCCAAGTAGCCCATTCATTGCGCGGTCATATGCGGGATAGAGAAACGGCTGCGCGGCAATGCGCGAGTCGCCGAATTCGATATCGGCGCCGTACCCCGTGCGGCCCGCGCCTTTTTTCGTGTTCGTGCGAATCTTGAAGCCGACGCCGCGCTTGTTTTGCTTTTGCTTGATAGATTCGGAAAGTACGCGCGGATCGTTGTTATCGCCTACCGGCGTATTCGCGGATGCGTCGGAAACGATGGTATTAGCCGTGTCTTCCATCTCGGGCGCAACGGCCGCGCGCACCTTCTTGATGAATTCCTCAGCCTCCATCGTTTTGAAAACGACCTTGACCTGGAATCCACCGCTGGTAAGATTGATATTGTCCGTCGTGAATCCCATTACGCGACCACCAATTTCACGTCACATTCCCAATGGTGCATAGCCCCGCCGCCATCGCGCGGATACTTCACTTCGTAGACCTGCCCGTTTACCGTGACTTGGTCGTCCGCCGATATGTCCGCGCTACGGCGAAGAAACAACACGAGTTTTTCTACCGCCGTCGTGCGGTCGCCGATAAGTTCCGTTGCGGTCAACGATTGCAGTCGGCATGGCTCATTCGTGAGTACCGCTGTGCGCGTAGTCTTTTGTCGCCCGCTTGCGCCTTGGCCCGCCGTCGTCGCGCGTGTGCTGGAACATGTTTGATTTAAGAGGCTGTCAAAGCTCATGCGACCATCCGCCTGTACTTGCCGAGCAATTCATCGGTGCGGTATTCGGTCAACTTTGCGCCCGCGCGCTGATACTGATACTGCCCGATCATTTCCATTTGCATATCACCGAGCTTGCGCGTCAGGTAGGCGTCCTTCGCGCATTCGAGCACGTAGGTTTCAACTTCAAGTGGGTACTTATAGATATAAAATGCGGCCGCGTTTTGCGCCGCCGCAGTGGTGCCGTTTACGCCGCGCTCGACCGTGATGCTCGTGGTTGATACCGCAGACACATACATCTGTTCGGTGCCGATCAAAATGGTTTGGCCTGGATAAACGACGGCGCTCGCATCGGCACTTGCGGTCAGCGTGGTGCCCGTGGTCGTCGCCACGGTCCCCGTCAATCCGCTGCTTCGATACGGTGTCGCGCTTCCCCCGTCGCCGTATCCCCAAAGGCCCACGGCTTTCAGAATCTTCTCGCCGCGGCAAAAGAAATAGTCCGGGATCGATGCCGGCATAAGCGCAAGTTTCGGCCATTCGTTGTACGGCCAGAACACGTAATCGCCTTCGTCGCCCTGGGTAAACGTAGTCCCGTCGAATGTGCCATCGCCTTCACTATCGCTCGTAAGCGCGGAAAGGCTCAGGCAGTCGTCAATGAAGAGTTTGCACGTATCGACCACGTCGAAATAGCGGGTAGCGCTCATAACGAAGAAATGCCGCAGGCAGTATTGGTCTGCCTCGCGGCTCGCGCGTTCCAGCATGCGCAGTAAAATCGCGTCGCGCGTGGCGTCCGTAGACGTTTCGCCCAACTCGTTTTTGATGTCAGCGAGTGTCGCGTAAGCGTTCGGCACGCGCTACACCTCGCCGCTGCGTGCTCGTCGCGCCTTATTCCGCAGGTCGTCTATGCGCGGCTTGATCTGGTTTATATCGCGCGTGGCATCATCGAGAATGTCGGCCGCTTCTTTCTGGTATGCCGCAAGCGTGTATTCCAGATGCGCCTTCACGCGGTCCAGTGCGGCAACAGCCCTATCGAAGATGCCATCAATGTCGCTCTCGATCGTCTTGCTGAGCGCAGACACCTTTTGCAACGCCAACACTTCCGGCGCAGCCATAGGCTCTGGCGTGAAGTCTTCCACTATGGGTGCGTTGCCCGTTTCGATTTCGATGTCATTCATTTCATGCGCCTTTTTCATTAGCCGCCGATCCAGATGTACACGGTTCCCGTCTTGGTATCGCCGCCGGCTGCAACCACAACCTTGATACGCTCGCCAGCGACAACTACCGGGCGCAGTACGGCAGAACCGCCGCCCGCATATAGCGCCGCCGCGCCGGTCGTGTTGAGATGTGTGGCTTGCTGCGGGCATCGTGTGCCAGATGCGTTCACATCGTCCTCGTCCCACACAATGACGCCGGTGTTTTCTAGGCTCACGACGAAATCCACACCATCGGCAAAATCCGTCTTTGCATAGCGGATTTGCTTGATCTCGCCGTAGTCGATTACATCCGTGTAAACAGTTGCATCGCCCGAACTGTCGGTTGTGATTGAAACCGTGTGCCGTTTAACGTGCATCGGTTTAGCTCAACGCCACAGCGCCGACGTTTTCAATGATGGTTCCGTTGCCCGCGCTGTCGAAATACACAACAAGGCATTCGTTGAGCGCGTTGAGCGTTGCGACGTTGTTTGTGCCGTTGAACGTGCCCGCGGTAAGCGTCAACGTGTGCGCCGCGGTGCCTGTCGCGCTCGTGTCTTTGACAACGAATAGGCCAGGGTGATTTACCGCGCTCGCAATTGTTGCGGCAACCACGACGGATGCGTGATTGAGCTCGACGCACTGGACACCTGCCGTCACTGCGCCCGAAGCGGTCAGCGCTTGTACGCGCGCGGATACGTCCGCAGCGTTATTGATTTCCGCTGCCGTCGCCGCTATTGAGGTTCCTGCAATCTTCAATGCGCCGCCAGATTCGATGTCAAGGGTTCCCCCGGACGCGACGACCGCATCGTTGCCGCCCTGCTTGACGTAGAATCCGGTTGTGTAGCTTGCGTCTGCCATTTAGCAAACTCCTTAAAAGCCGGGGCGTGTTACCGCCCCGGCAGGTTCAATCGTTCAGTTTACGCGGTGCCTTCGGCAGGCTGTACGTGCGCCTCACCCGCAATCGTGCCGCTGGTCGTGTTGTCAACCGGGACGTTCGTCGGGTTGTAGAGAATCGCCCACACGCTTTCGAGCGTGGAAGATGTGCCGCGCGCGAAAACCGCCTTCACGTAGCGCTTTGCGGGCCGCTTGATTTCAATCCACACGTCCTCGTCGGAAGTGCCGCTCGTGGTCGAGGTTCCAACCACATCACTGTATGCGTCCGTTACGGCGTCGTCGTCGCTGTATTGCGCCTTCACCGTGTTGCCCGATGCCGCAGTACCGAAACTCGACAGGATGAATACCCCGCCGTAGCCCTGCGTGTCGATGGCGTCCGATGTAACCGCAGAGGTTGCGGCCGTCGTGTGATCCTGAATTTTCAGAATCTTCACGTTTTCAGAAAACAATCCAACCATGTTCTATCTCCCGCGAATCGCGCCGCGCGCGACCGCCTTTTCTCGTTTCTGTTCGTGCATCGTTGTTTCTAAGTGCGCTTGGTTGTCTTCGACAAGAGCGCGCGCTTCGCTATCCGGCAAATCGACTGTTTCGCCGATTCGCTGAATTCCGCCGAGGCTTGCGCGCTCCGTATCGAGAATCACGCGCATGATTACGCCTGCAACATGTGTTTGACGGGTGCGACACCTGCGTCAACCAGCACGCCGTCATAGCGCGCGAAGGCCACAAAACCTTCCTGATCAACTTCGGCATACCGCTCAACAAGACGGCGTAGGCGAATAGACCGCACTTCGCGAATCTTGTATTTGTTGAGTTGGCCGAAGACCATCGACTTGAGTCCGGTCGTCGCGGCGGGCATGTCGTTGTTGATCG